ATCCTACAGAATGTGACGAATGTAAAGATAAAACAAAATGAAATTTGCAGGTAAAATAAAACAGGGTAAATTAACTTTAGATGATAATCTTGGATTTAGAGACTACTTACATCTAATTGAGGGTGATGTTCATCTTGAGATAAAACTTGCCGAAAAGGTGCGTTCTCCCCAACAAAACGCTTACTACAGGGTTATAATTAGGATATTATCTAAAGAATTAGGCTATACTGAACAAGAGATGCACGAAACTATCAAAGAAAAGTATGATATTGAATCTACTAAACAATTATCTGTAGAAGAATTTACTGAACTAATTGAAACAATCAAAAGATGGGCAGTAATAGATATGGGTATTGTTTTGCCTAACGCTAAGCAACCTCATCAATAGTAATACTTAAACTATAAGTATTAAAAGCTACTTGTTTTACATTTAAAGTATTTTGTCTAAAAGTGCATATTGAAAATTGGTCTGGATTATTATTAGTATTATCTGGTTGAAATATAAATGGCAAAGTTCCACCTAAAGTACAATTCCATACAAAATTAAAACTTTCATCGGTAAGCATAGGGTTTGAATCATTAGGATGAGGTGTCACATCATCTGAAGTAAGCGTATTAGATACTTCGTTTTCCATCCACATATTATCTTCACTTATATATGAAAATGTAAGATTCCAACTTCTTAAACCTTTTCTGCCTAAACCACTTTTTGCTCTTTGGTTAATCGTATATTCCCCAGCAGTTTGTGAACCACCATAAGTTGTGTCTAATTCAAATGGTGGGTATTTATAAACTTGAGATGGTATTGATTCTGCCTGTTTACGATTCATAGTCCATTCTGTTGGTCCATCATAATAAATGTTAGCTAATGTTTTGCCACCTATTGTTTTTTGTTTTTTAATACCATCAAATCGTCTTGACATTGTAAGTGATAAGTCAGGCGAATTAGGAGCATCCCAATACTTTCCCACTACAAAAGAACCTAATTGATGTGTGTAATCATCAAAGTTATCATCAAATTTTAATTCAAAAGAAGTCCAAAATCTATTTAATGTATTAAGTGTCCAAATTGAAGTTCCATTATAACTAGGGTCAAGCCAATCATTACTACCATCCTCATAATGATTCGCATTAAGAACTTCAGTAAAACCTAAATTATTATTACATAATCCGTGACTGCTAGAGGTATTATTATCATCAAGTATATTATATTTACCTGTAACCCTGCAATTTTTTGCATCACTAGCAAAATTATGATTTAATAAAGCAACAAAATTAACAGGAAAAGATGTTTTAGGGGTATTGGTATTACTGTGTCCAATCAAAAAAAATGTCGTTGAAGTTTGACCGATTGGTCGCATATAGGGGTTAGAAGGATTCATATATAATAATTCTGCTCCACCTTTATTTGCATCCCAACCTAATTGTCCTGTGGCGTGTAAAAATGTTACCATATCTACATAAAATCTTGGCGTTTTAACTTGTTTTCCCATTAATATCCTCCTGAACTACGAGAACCTGTTGTAGTAACTGATTTAGTTCTTCTTTGTTTTTTAATTTGTTTTTCTACCTTTGGTAAATTATAATCAGGTAAATGATAAATAGTTCTATTGACTTTTCCAACTTTTTTAGTGTCTTTATAATTTCCCCAACTACTTGTATCTACACTAAAATCAAATTCTTGCTCTCCCCAATTTACATTATTTCTTTTTATTACTTCAGACAGTCTTTCGCCTTTATCATTAGAAATTATAACTTCTATAATCTCTATATTGCCTTTATAATTAAATAATGCTTGATTTTGGATAGGATTATTTTGTAAGCTAACCATTATCATTCTTTTGGCATTTCCTTGTAAAATCCACCCTTCTGGAAGCTGAGGCGTTATCTCTGCCTTACCCCTAAATTCAATCTGAATACCCATAACCTCAACATCTGCTTTTAATGAACATAAACCATTATCTACTAATATAATAGCTTTTTCTTCTTTTCTGCGTTTAGGTTTTTTTATTAAATCTTTTTTATTTATTGCCTTCATTATCCATATCATCCTAAAATAAGATTTATAATAGTAACAACATCTAAAACATTAACAATCCCATCACCATTAATATCTGATTGAGGAGAATAATTATTACTATTTTCATCGTTCCAATTTCCTGTATTTCCACCTTCATTTGCTATAATAATCTGGTTTATACCAACAACATCTAATACATTTAAAATTCCATCACCATTCCAGTCACCTCCTACATCTTCAGAAGGTTCAACATAATATTGAGTAAATGTTAAATCTGAAGTATATTCTGTTCCTTCATAGAATATTCTTAAAATACCTGTAATACCATTATGACCTTCAGGTATTAAGTATGGTGTCCATAATAAAATATGCCCACCTTGAATATTACCTTCATTATTAGTATAAAAAGAAACCGAACTTTCGATATAGTTTGAAGCATCTAATTCTTGACCTTCTTCAACCACAGGTAAAACCATTCCACCTGTTCCACCTTCATCATATTCAAAAGGTGTGTCATTAGATGTTATATATACTTCATATTGAAACTCTCCTATTAAATGAGAAGATACCATAGCTTGTGGAGCATTATTTAAATCACTATCCATATTAGACCAATCAGTTATAAAATATGGGTCAGGACCAATTATACCTTCAATTTCTTCTTCAACTATTGTATTATTATCATAATCAGGATTATCGCTTGGGTCACCATAATCAAAATTACCCTGCCCATCATTACCACCTTCATCAGTTACTATATTTTCATCTTCATCAATTATTATATCTGTTTCAGGAACACCATATTCTCCACGATGCACTTGAACTGCTTCAATATTTATTTTATCTAATGATTTACTAATTTTGTTTATAAAGAATATAGGGTAAATAACTTGTCCATTTCTTATATAATGACCGATATAATCATATCCAAATGCTAATTTACCACCTATAAGTTCATTAAAGTGAATATAATCACCTACTTCTAAATTCATATAACTTACAGGTAATTCTAATTTAACTATAAGATGTTGATTAGCATACCAACAAAGTAATCTTTTTTGTAATTTTCTTGCTGTATCTTCATCTCTTATATATTCTGTTTCTACTTCTAACTTAGCTTCTTCTGATGTTAATCCATAATAATCAATATTATACCATCTGGTTTCATCTTCTGGATACATTTTTCGTGTTAAAGCATCATAATCATCAATATCATCATCAGGATTATCTAAATCAATAAATCCATATCCTGTTTCTTTATCAAATTCGCCTGAACCATAATTCTTTTTATACTTTACATTAATTTGATTTTTAACATCATCTATTCTTGTTAAACTAAAAGAATATTTAAGCAAATCTTGATTATCTATAACATTATATTCAATTCCATCTAAAATTTGATACAAAGGTATAAAAGAAAATTGCCCTTTTGCATTAAATGAAGGTATTATTAAAGACGATTTAAATAATCCTTCAAGTACTTCTTTAGCTTCTCTTTGTTCATTTAAAACGAAAGAGTTTTGCCAATCATCTATTTCGTCTATATTTTGAATATTGCCTTCTTTATAATTAAGTTCTTCCTCTAAAATGTCCTGCATTATATTTTGAGATGATGTTATAGCTTTATATTCAAATATTGAGCATTGACCTACATTTTGTTCATCAGACGCATCTGAAGGAGCAAGTATTTCAAATTGATTTTCTCCTTGTTCATTTACAACATCCACCCATATTACTTGAAATATTCCATTATGATGCTCTGTGTTTTCAATAATAATTGTATCTCCTAATGAAAAATTGTGAGGACCATTTGTTGTAAATTTTGAAACTAAATAATGGTTTTGTAACTGGTGCATATAAACACTAATAGATGATATATCAACTGTTGTTTCTGAATATACTACAGGTAAAGCCCTTCCTGCAACATCAGCAAAAAACTGTTTATCAAGTGGTTGGTCAATAACTGCATCTTGCAATAAATAAACATTAAATAATAAAGCAGCAGCATAAGCCGTATCATTTCCAATAGTGTTATCAAATTCAAAATTTCCATAATCTTCGTATCCATCATATTGCTCAATTCCAAATTTAAAATTATCAAATGCTGTAGTATTGTTAAATGTTTTAGCTTCTCCGTAACCATTTATTTTTCTAGCAGTTGCTTCTCCTTCTGATTGGTAATTTTGAAATGTGTTTGTCATTTCCCATCCATCTTGACCATTAGGCATATCAGGAAAAGTTCCTTCATTTGTATAGCTAACAAGATTTCCAGCAAAAACTCCATCTGAAACAGGTATTTGTTCTCCTGTCCAAAATGAAACTGGATAAGGTATTTTTGAATTATTAGCCATTCCATCCATATTTGCAAATTCGTGACATTCAGCATCATAAACTATTTTAGATGTGCAAGGAAAACTAGCTATATTATTTTTAAGAATAAATTTAACAGCAGCCATACCTGTCTTATTATGTTCAGGTCTTTTTCCTTCAGCATTTCTTCCACAAACATAAATCCCTTTGTCTGTAGCACCATCTTGTATTCTATCTACAGGAAAAAATCCTTTTATACCATAATCATTTTGCCAATTAATATCAATAGCAGAAGTGTAACCACCATCTAAATTTTCATTACACGCTGTTGGTTCCCACCAATCATTATTCCAGCCTTGTCCGTTATAATTATCGTCATAAGCTGAACTTGTTACATTATCTGAAAATTCCCAAGGATACCAGTTTCCAGCACTATATATATCATAATTTGTGAAGCCGTATATTCTATTAAGAGAATGAAGCCCTACTCCTGCTTGTTCAGGATTATCGTCACAAAAAGTAAAACATTCAACTTTATCAATAGGTCTATAAATTCTAGTAGGCAAACCTACTACTTCTTCTTCATTTATTAATGCTTCAGCATTAACTTTTATTGAAGCCGATGAATCAACTCCATTTGATTGTTCAAATTCATATATAGAATCTACATCTACAGTTATTTTTTTATAATTTTCATCTTCATCATCAGTTATTCCATTAAGATAATAATACCACTCCTGTTCAAAATCTAAATATTGTGGTATAGGAATAAAATTTGATTCATATATTGCTAATGTTCCAACTTCTTTAATATATCCATTATCAACCAATGGGTGAGTTAAATTTAAATTTGGATTTCCATAATCTTCAAGATTTGGAGTTCTCCATAATCCTTCTATTTCTTTACCTCTTTTGTCAATATGAAATTTTGTTAATTGCTCTTTTAATTCACCCATACTGTCCGTTCCTAAAGAACGTGGAATAACAGGCGATTTATCAACATATCCATAAACCATAGGATAAGGCTTACCTATGTCATCTTCTTTGTAATATATTTCATCAGGAACTGTAGAGGAAGGTATTTTTGTAGATAACATTTGTTGTGTTAAATCTTCTAATTCTAATTTTATAGTTTCTGCCGATTGATTAAATCTTCTAATAGTACCAGTATAAACCAGCAAACAATCATCAATACTATCAATACCATTAGCACAATAATATACTTGGCACACAGCATTTAATAAACTTTGAATATTATCACTAAATATTTGCCCTTGAAATGGTGCATTGGATATAGAAAGAGATACACTTGATATAGTGTATTTATTATTTATAATGTCGGCAGAGCTTTTTATTGAAGGAGCATTTAAAAGTAAAGGCTTATACGCACTTCCACTTACATTTGTTTCCTTAATTGATAAATTTATTGATTCTGCATCATCAGGAATAGTATCGTCTATTCTATAACCTTGATAAATTTTAACTAAAGGATATAATGATGTTCTTACACCATTACCTAATGCTTGTTTAAACTTTGGAGGCAATTCTAACATTAACTAAGCCCAAAATCGCTACCTCTACGGATAGCTTCTTTAATTGATTCTGCAAGTTCGCCTTCAACAAAATCTTGCGTTAAAACATTACCTGTAACGGTAACATTAATACCTCCTGCACTAGCACCTTGTTGATTCATTTGATTTAAAGTTTCTAAACCAATAGATTCTACTGCATTTCTACTCATTACAAACTCACCTCTTTCGGCTTCAATTATAGTTCCACCTTGAGAATGGCGTCTTCCACCTACATAACCACCTTCAGCAAACGTAGGTGCTGAACCAGCAGAATCCATAGCTGCAATTTGATTTTGTATATTAGCCACATTAGTTAAACCTCTTGCTAATATAGTTGCAGACATTACCCAAGTTAATGGATTCATAGCACCACCTTGTTCAAATGTTTTATTTACAGCAGCATAAGTATCAATTAAAGCTCCTGCTTGTGAGATTCTAGCTGCTATTTTAGCATTTTTCTTATTTGTTCCAAGCAAACCTCCTACAGCTTTTACTAATCCACCTATTTGTGAAACTTTTTGGTCGTACCTTAAATCTTCCCATTTTTTAAGTTTTTGTTCGTCACTAAATAATTTACTATTAATTTTTATTAATTCATTTTTTAAAGTTATTTCAGCAATAATAGCATTTTGTTCTTTTTCTGACAAATTAGCAAATATACCATCTTGGTCAAGATTAGCTTTAACAACATCAAGTAAATCTTTATTGGTTTGTATTACCCCAGATTGTAAATTTTCCATTATTCCTGTATTATTTATATATGTTTCAAAAAATTCGTCTGATACTCCTGTAGCTTCTGTAAATCCAACTTTCCAATTATTCTGAAAGGTATCAACAGCATTTCTAGCGTCTATTAGTTCTGATTTTATGAATCTTAGTCTATCATCAACTCCATCAAGCACAGATTCGTCTGCAACAGGAATTGTTTCTGGAAGTGCTGCAATTAAGGCACTATAATCAACAACAACTTTACTACCATCTTTATACACATTAGTATTATCTCTAACTGCTTCAGTATAACTTTTTGTTTTATTTTTACCTTCATCAAGTAACATTTGTAGTTTTTGCTGCTCTGCAACAACATTATTATATTCTTCAGCATTTGCTAAAATTTCATCTGTTAATTGAGGAAGTGTTGAAATAACTTCATTTAATGGTTTAATTAAATCATCCATAGAAGCGTGTATTGAGAAATGTAAGATTTCATTAGTCTCAATTAATTTTTTCATCCAATCATCTAAGTTTTTTATTGCAGAATCTGTATCAACTTTATTTAATGAACCAGCATATTCGTCAATAGCATCTTTACCTTTTTGAGTTTCGCTAGTAGTTTCTTTAAATACTCCAAATATCTTAAATAAAGCTGTTAAAGCTAATGTTGCACCTACAATTATAACTCCCCATCCTCCTGTTGTGCCCATTAATGCTTTAGTAAAAAATCTTATTTTAGCAGCAGCAGCTACAAGACCTGCTCCTAAAGTTTTGTTTTGAGCTATCATCATAGCAGTTTTTCTGTTTGCTAAAGTCATGGCTGCAATAAATTTAGCCCCAATACCGTGAAGATAAAATGTTGTAAATGCAATAGTAAGTGAAGTTGTAAGCTCTACTAATGTTCTTATAGGAAGTCCTTGCATAGCTTCATTTACACTTTTAAATCCTTTAATTATAGGAAGTAATCCTTCTACTAATGTTTCACCTAAAGATTCTCTTAAATCTCCAAAAGCATTTGATGCTTTATCTAATTGAGTACTTCTTAAATCTCCTATTACTTTTGCTAAACCACCGTATTTTGATTGACTTTGTGTTATGATAGCATTAATTTTTTCTTGTTTAGTCATAGAGCTTTCAAGTACTACTCCATATCTACCAAGTGCATTTGTAGAACCAGCAAAAGATTTAGCAACTAATCTTGCAGCACTATCAAGGTCCATTTGCTCACCTTCTGCAAAATCTAAAGTAGCAGCAGCTAATGCTTTGGTTTGTTCAATATTAGCTCCATAAGCACCAAATGTAGCCATCATAGTGTTAATATTTTCATCACCAAATCTTGTTACTTCTTGTAATGAACTTGCATATTTATCTAAACCATCAGCACCTTCAGAACCAAATTGTAAAGCTAACTTTACAACACTTTTTTCTTGTTCAGCAAATGCTCTTATATTTCTTGTGGTTGCTGCTGTAACTAAACCAAATGCGAAAGAAGTAAGTAATAATTTTGAACGTAATGTAGCGAATGAATTGTTAAGCAATCTATTTCTAGTGGTAATATCAGTCATTCCCTTTCCTACTTGTTTTTGACTGTTAGATAACCTTTTATTTGCTTTACCTACACCGTGTCTTTCTAGTATAGCTTGTTTTAATGAATCTAATTCTTGTTTTCTTTCTGCTGTTTCTCTTTTAATTTCTTCAGCATTAGCACGTTTAGCATCTCTGCCTTTAATTGTTTCTTTTGTTTCTCGTGCTCTTTGTCTTTCTGAATCTACTAAGTTTTGGTGTGAAATACGGTGTGCTTCATTTTCTTCTCTTATTGCAATAGTTTCTTTATGTCTTGCAATTATATCATCTTTTAATGAAGATAATAATAATCTTCTATCGTCTGTTTCTTTTCTTAATAAGTCTGAATTTATTCTTCTTGCATTTGTAGATTTTATTGTTTCGTCATTAAGTTTTTTCTGGGAAGAAGTTAATTTATTCTGCTCTCCAACAACACCTTTAACGTGCTTTCCAAAAGCTTGAATATCTTTTGATAATTGTTTTAAACCTTTACTTAACCCTTTATCGTCTAGGGAGACCGTTAATACTATATCATCAGCCATCTGTATTCGCCTCTCTTTTTATCTTATCGTGCATTTGCTTTTCTTTCTTGGCTAAAGCATTTTTAATTATAAAAAAGTGCTCAACCCATCTTGCAGGTTGCTCACCATAACTTCCTAAATATGCAGGAGTTCCTGTTTCTGTACAGTACAAATATTTATTAAGAAGTTTTAGATACTCTTTATCTCTAACGCTATTCATACAAGCGAAGAATGGTATTTGAGAAATTATACTCAAAGTAACATCAAACTCTCTACCTTTTTTTTTGTTAAAACTTTTAGTTTCTTTAGCAATTAAATCAATAACTGCCCAAACGTCATCTTTATTGTTAAAAGTTCTTTTTTCATAACCTTTATCAGTTTTAACAGGTAATTGTGCTTCATAAGGAAAATCACAATATTGACAGCCTCCACAGCCATCAGACAATATAGTCAGTTCTACTTGGAGGCTTTGCCTTCCCCCACAAGATAAATATTCTGCATTTCTGTGAATATTTCAATTTTATCTTGTAGGCTTAATGTTTTTAGAAATTCATCAGATGTATCGCCATCAACACCTATACGAACCCATTTAGTCATTGTAGAGTGCATCATTTTTACCCCTAAAACTTCTCCATCTTGCGTATAATCGTATTGAACCGAATCCAGCATTTCATCTCTCTCATCTACAGATACATCTTTTAACTTAATTTTCTTTCCAGATTTAAGTTTAATTTCCATTATTTTATTCCTTTATGTTATTAATCAGCTATTTTTAAACAAGTAGTTGTTGTAGCATTACCATAACCTACCATTTTTACAGAAACATCTATATTCATAATATCACCTTCTGATAAAGCTACATTTGTAAATACGGATTGAGGGAATTGAAATCCCCAATCTGCTCCTGTAGCAGGTGTAGAAGCATTTGACATTATAGTATTTCCAGCACTTGCTCCTGATGTTGCTCCCTGAAAATCAGCAAGTAATTGATTACTTTGGTCATCATATTTAACATTAAAATCAGCAGTTGCAGAAAATTCAGCTCCTCTACCTACAATTTCACAAACACCTCCTGCTACTTGACCTATAAAAATTGCATCATTTTCTAAGTTCATTGAAAATGTATTAACCAATACTTCAGCTACACCACCAATTGTTCTATTTGCAGCAGTTACCCAATCAGCCATTTGAATAGTTTGTGCAGCAGTCATTTCGTATGCAGCTATAGTATAGCCACTTGCATCTTGCTCTAAAGCAGGTGGGCTTTGTGTTTTTAAAGTTGCAGAATATTTAACTAATCCACTATTATCAGTCATATCACCTGACCAAGAAAATGAAGTTACCACGCAGTCTTTATAAAGTATTCCTTCAGTAGCACTTGGTGTTGCTCCTCCTGTTACTGGAGGCATAATTGCTAATGTAAGTAATTCACTATTTCCTGCTGTTAATGTAGCACCTGTTTTAATGTTTGTTGAAGGTTCATAATTAGATGCAACTTCCCAAATTTCACCAGTATCACCTGTTATGTTTTCAATTAATTCAAAAAACTCTGTACTATATATACCTGATATTGATATTTCAGATACAGCACCTAAGTTATCGTGATAGTAATGTTCATCTTGTAGTATTCTACCACCACCTGATTTTAAATCATAGTTATTGTTACCACCTAAAGTTCCGTGTGTTATAGAATCAACATTTATTTCCTGCATACCATTTGTTAATGCAGTACCTAATGCTGTTTGTGCTTGTATAGCAACTCTAAATTCTTTAGGACTATAGGCTACTGTGCTTATTGCCATTATTTACTCTCCTTTTTAGTTTTTGCTTTTGGTTTTTCTTTTACTTCGATTATAAAAGGTTCTGCTTCTAATGGAATTTCATCAACTTCAATAACTTCACCTTTATTTAAAGCATTAAATTGCCTTCTATAAAAACCATTATATCTTTCCATTTTATCATCTTTTAGTTTTATTTTCATACTTTCTCCTTAACCCATATTAGCTAAATGTTGTCCTCTCCATTCAAATTGAACAACATATTCGTTTTCGTCATCTAAGGCGTTTAATTCTGTAGAATCTATCCTACAGTTAAAACAACTTGTTGCTGGAGTATCTCCTAATTCCATAGTTATGTTATCGTGTATTAAAGCCTCAATTCTTGATACAAATCTTAAAACGTGGTCTAATGATGATTTATTTACATTAGGGTCTGAAAAATAATAAAACATATTAATTTGAAACTCCCTCATTTCACTACTAATACCATACTCATTTAAAGTGCTACCTACAGGGTCAAGCCGTAAATATTGTGTCGCCACTTCTTTTTGTTCGTGCCCTATATAAACAGGTAAAGTACCCTTAAATTCTGTTCTTAATATATTACGTAATTTATCTAATATATTCTTAAAGTTGTTAGTAAAACTTACTGCCATTAATATAACCTGCTATTTTTTCTAATTCTTGTCATTTTAACTGCTTTTGCACTTGAGTTATCTACATTTTCATATTTACCAAATACTTCTATTTCCCATTCGTTATTTAATGCAGCTACCGTATCATCTGCTTCACCAGCAAACCTTATTTCTAAACCACCTGCTAATGGCTGATAGTCACCTGTAATAACCTCATCTTCCACAACTTTATTATTTTTAAGTGCAGTAGAATCTTTTACCCATACTGAATATTTACCTGTACCTAAAGCTCCACCTAAACTTATTTTAATTTTTATAAGGTCATAAGTACCTGACCATTCACCTCTTGTATCTACAGGTCTAATTGCAGTAGCAGTATAAGTTACATCTCTTATAACACCTTGAGATGAATCTCTTGTAACTTGAAAACTTAATGCAGCTTTACCTTCATTAATATTTTCAATATTTAACATAGCTTCTGCCATTAAAGCATTAGCAAGTTCGCTATTAGGGTCGTGGCTTTTAATCATAAAATTAGCAGCTATTAAAGCAGTTGTTCTTATAATTAGATAATCAAAGTTTCCACTTTTATCTTTAAATGCTTCTCTTGGCATATTAGGGTCTAACATACTATCAAGGTATCTACTTGCATCAGTTCTAAATTGAGTAACTAAAGTTGTGAAATCTTCTCCTGCTTCTACTAAATAATCATTAGGGTCGCCTGTGCTTGTTGTTAATAAACATAAATCTAATTCTGAATCATATACAAAGCATAATCCATCAGGGTCTGCTGAAGCAGTATCAGGTAAATCAACACTTGCATCTATTATTTTATAAACACTTGCATCGTTTGCGTGATGTTGTGCTGCACTTCCAAATAAACCTCTGTTTGTTCCTGCACTTGCAGTATGAATTGTATCAGAATCAATAGAAGTAACCCTTAAATATTCATTATCAATTTTTACTATATCATTTGCTGCAAGTCCGTGTCCTGCATCAACATAAAAAACTGCTGCACTTGGAGTTAATGCTCCATCTAATTTTGTAGTTTCTGTTGTATTAAAAGCAATCTGATTAACTTCTGCTCCATCCCAATATAATTGTGTAACTAAACCTGTATTGTTAGTATAATAACAATCTAAAGCACTATCGTGCCAATCAGTCAATCCTATATTCCAGCCATAAATCTGTTTTTTACCATCAAAACTATCAAGTTGAGGAAATACTCTTTTTAATTCTTTATGTGTGCAATATATTGCTGCTGTCGCCATTTATCCTCCTACCATTTCTTGCAAGACCAATATCTTGCTGTTGTTTTATCTTTAGCTGTAGCACATTTATGTCTTGCTCTAAATGACTTCCTACGAGCAGGACTACTTTTTTTAATTCTCATATTAGGGTCACCGAATACAACTCTTTTAGTTCTTGTGCCATCTTTAACATATACTTGAAACTTTTTTCTTCCGTAACCTGCTTGTCCTTTAGTAATACGACTTGGTTTATTTAATCTAACTGATTTTCCTTTAAACTTAGCCATTTCACTTTTTCTTTCTTTTCATTTTACTTTTTTTAGAAGGTCTTCCTCTTTTTTTACCGTATGTTCCTTTACCTTTTGGCATATTTTCTCCTTATACAAATCCTATAACTTCTACTTCTGCATTTATTTTACTATTTAAACTTCTCGCTTTTAATGTTTTCATTGTATTATTAGAACTTAATCCACCACTATGAGCTGAATCATAATTAAAACTTACTACAAATTCTGCATTAGATGGTCCTTGAATATCAATAGCACCTGTTTCATAATTTATAGTACCTGTAGCTGCACCTATAATATTACCTTTACCATCATCATAAGCAAATATACCTTTATTTGATTTTGATATATTGTATGTTTTATCTTCAATAGTATCATCAGGCAGTTTAGATGCTACAGCAGCTTCAATACTTCCAATAGCAGGTAATCTACCAACTCCAAATGGTGTAGTCCCACTTGAAGGAGCTGCTAAAGCTATTGCTGAATTTCTTGTTCTTGTTCCTGAAGTAAATCTAATATCACCACCAACAATACCTACACTAACTTTCTTTTCAAATAAGTTGCCTGATGTGTAGTATTGAGTATCAAGTGCTTCTTGAATCTTACTTATAACGCCATTATTACCACCAAAGTTTAAATTAGAAGCATCAGTTGTAAATGATAAATTAGCAAATTCTGAACCACCATCAACAGTTATATTCAAAGCATAAGCTGTTGAAGCAGCTAAACCACTATGAGTTGAAGGCGTAATACCAGACAATCCAAACTCTTGGAAACCAGAATTATAAAATTTACTCTTTACCTT